AATTTCTTCCACTTGCATACTGCATGTGACCAACTAAGTAAGTTTTAGTCTTACTTAGAAGGTTGGGATGCTTTTTCTTGATGTATTTATCCATCCACCTCGGGAGTATGCCAAAGCCTTATTATGCACCATATCGTTAGCCCTATGGATGCGAGTTGGATTGCCCAACTGTACAATCCGGTCATCGGAATTTGATTATAGCCATGCCAAAAACCCCAGCAGAATGTGAATACAAACCAAACTGTCCATAGTTTGGCGAGTTGTTTATTTGTTAATTTTGCCATATTATTATTTTTGTTTTAAAGTTGCAAGAATCTTTCTCACATCCTTAGGATCAATAGATTTGAAATTCGCCCATTCTCCTTGGTCTAAGTTATTTAACTTTCCATTGGATTGTAGCTCAGAAATTTTTATTTTAAAATCATCAAAAGAACAAACACCGATATTATTACAAAATAACTCTAAAGTCCCATGAGGGTCAATCATCTTATTGCTTGTTGAGATTGGCTCTGATCGAGATACTGGAGCCTTACCCCTTAAGGAGGCGAGTTCATCTTTCCCTACGATATTAATATTCAAGAAATTTCTAACAGCCCTAACGAATGCCCTGTTCTCTGCTATGGGGGCCAAATAATGAACACCTCCTATAGCTGATGTATTGCCGAAAGAGGCATCCGCGATAGAAGAAAAGCTTATCTCTTGTTCTGCTGTCTCAAAGTTAGGAATCCACTTGATTGTACAGGTAACTACTACGTATTCTTGAGAAGGGGCCGATACTGAATAATCAATTGAGCTATACCCTCTGATGCGAGCCAATTCCTTTATTCCTCCCAGTAAAATACATAAATCCCTATCTTCCATCTTGGAAACATCTGTTTCTGTAATACCTTTTCCAGGATTAGGGTATAGCCATTTGTCTTTGACCATTTTTCTCCAATCAATCAAGCCATCTTGGCTAAAGATATACTTTGTCCCGATAAGCAATCCTTTCTTGTCTCTCCTTGGGGAGTTATTATCGTTTTCAAGTATCATTTTTCGTATATATTATGTAGTAATCGAGATCTTCCCAAAAGTCTACAGTATCAATGACCTTTTGCTCCGAACCATCGAAGTCAACCCCCGTGATCCAGTTAGCTTTTGATTGAAACTTTTTTCCATTTGAAAGAATTAATTTGCCCGACTTAAAGAAAGTATTATCTCCTATTTCTACATCAGGGTCAAGATCTTTCTTCGATTTTTTTTCTATCAAAGGAACTTCGAGGTCTATATTGAGCAACCTAACTTTATCCACAATATTTTCATCATCACAGAAAAAATTAGGAGAAATTCCAACCCTCCTAAGAGCTGTAAGATAATTCTTGTCAAATTCCCCCGTCAAATTAAAGAAAACAGATTTTAAGGAACTTCTTATTTTTAAAAGAGCCGAAGGATCAATAGGTTTATCTTGGGGCAAAAATAAAGATAAGTTTTTACCCTTAGCCCATGCAAATAAAAATTTATAATCTGGATGATAATCAAACCTAAGATTAAGTACTGACTTGGGCAAAAAATGATCAGAGGGGACAAAGTCCGGTATTACTTCAATAACTTTAGATGAATACAGGGATCCCATATGAAGGTAACTTAAATTATTAAGGTCATTCTCTATTTTTAATAAACTTAAAATAGATTTAGCTACATCCAGTGGGCTTATTTCGTTTATGGTTTTGGGGAATTCAACATAAGAATGAGAGGGGATATTATCTATGTCTGGAGTTATATTTAGACGTTTAGATTCGTCCCCCCAATAGCATACATCTTCATCTGGATGTATGTCAGAATACAAAGTAACGCATGGGACATCATAGACGCCAGACAAAACAGAAAATAAACCCGTGGAGCAACATACTAACTCTGCATTTTTCATTAAAAAACAACGATGACCAAACTGAGTACCGCTTTTGAAATCCAAAGTTCCCTCTATTCCCGGAGCACCTGATTCACTTATGTCCAATATAGAAATGTCGTGATCCCTTAAAAAGGGAGTTATTAATGATACGACTTCAGATAAATAATTGTACTTTCGACTATCAATAATATGTTCAGAAAAAATACAAATATATTTATTCGAAACGACAGGGAAAAATAACTCATTAACTATTGGTTCTTTTATTTTAAGAGCCGAATGCAAACTAAGCTTTTCTAATTTATTCATAAAATAGAAAATTGATTATTAATTGTACCATAACAAGAAGAGTCTCTATCAAATACGTCAGTTACATCGCAAAAATAATCAAAATAAGGGTCTTTAGATCCAAACCCCAACATAAGTGATTCCTTTCTAATGCTCTCCCGAAACGGAAGCAGCTTATGCACTGAAGGGTGGCCTGATATTAAATGATGATAATCATTTTTGCAGGAAACATATAAATCATAATTTGGATGGGATTCAGTGAAAGATTTAAATATTGTTGTACATAAAATCAAATCAGAAGCTGAACCACCAAAAACCAAAAGAGCTCTCTTGTTTCCTGTGTCATCTAGGAATTCATCAAACTCAATTTGCTTAGAGGATTCATTCTGAGACGCGATCTTCTTGAAGTAATTTAACACCTCTCCCCTATCTAAGTCTGACTCCAGCCTAGCGATCCAATGTTTTACCCCTTCGTCGTCTGGCCCGACCTTTCTGAGCAAAATGTTCTTATACAAATCAGTCACCCATTCAATATCCGAAGTTATTTCGGGGGGATTGTAATTAGGGTTTCCTTTCGGGGCTGAGAAATTAAAATCCCAATCAACCGCTGGCATGGAATCTATAATACCTTCCAGCTCTTTACCTACAGCTTGAATCGAATAATTTTCAAGAATATATTTTCTCGCCTTCTTTCCTAGAGCTTTCCTCTTGGCTTGAGGCATCTTTAAAATTTTCTCAAGATACTTTGCTATGGAATTTTTATCCGTGCTCGCCTTGATGAACTGGGTTCCTGGTTCTCGATATTCAGACCATTTAAGTGGAAACCCAGCACTATCAGAAGAACTAGAGTCCGTCCCACATGCATAGTCCGTAACCAGAGTTATTAGTTCTGTTAATTTAGCCTCTTGAATAGGTAATTCCTGACCGCCAGATGTAAACGGGTGGCAGTACACATCCATTAGGTTATAAACTTCGTTCAGTTGTAGCTCATCCACCCCGGCGGAGACGGAAACGGTTGATTGAGACCCTTTTGATCCACAAAACCTGCAATCGTTTTCATTTGAAGTGAAAGGCTTAACCTCATACGAGTTACATTTAGAGCAAAAGTAAGTAGCAAGAACATCTTCCTTGTCAATACTCTTCTCCTCTATTAATCTTGGAATGTCCCACCCTTCTGTCCAATTCGTATGAAGTAATAGTTTTGCTTTGCTTTTCGGGTTTCTTTTTTTAAATATAGAAAATCCATCTAACAGATACGGAACAGACTTCCTTAATTGATTCCTAAAGACAAACCCAATAACAAAATCATCCAAGTCTATCCCATTTGCTTGCCTAAGAGAGCTCCTCTTTTCATCCTCTAGTCTGTAAAAATTAGAAGGGTCTGTTGAGCCGTGCAATTTCTTGACATGACCAAACCCTTTTTCTGCCAAGGCTTTCTGAGCAAAAGACGCCCACACATAATAGTTTTTAATCTCAGAGGCAACCCTTAAAGCTTCCGGTAAAATAGGCAGACTATCTAAGGTCGTCCAGACCATACAGTTTATCTTATTCCACCAAGGCTTTTCATAATATCCAGAAAAAGCCCAAATATCCTCAACTCCTATGTATACATCTGGTTTGACTTCTTCTATTACCTTATCTATAACAAGACCTCCATACCCTGCGGATCTTTTAAGAGCAGGATCTTTTGAAGCGGAATCCAATTCGGCCTGTGTATTGGGCAAACCACCGAGGGTTCGCCAAGGCATAGTTTTTAATTCTGAATGAGAATGGGATATTCCATTCGCGAGTTCTATAACTTCATATTTCCCAGTGTCCGATAAATATTTTAAAATATTTTTAGAATTTTTACCAAAACCAGTTAAAAGCCTAGAATGATTGCTATGTATTAATACTTTTTTCTTTTCCATCAATAATATGAAGACTCGTCATCAACAACCTTGTCATCTTCTTTGTTGTCTTTTTTTTGCTTTTTGTCTTTTTTTGGAGAAGAAACTTTTGGAAAGGAGTCTATGTCCAAAAACAAATCATCATTTTTCTGATCCTTTACATCATCCTTGGAGATTTCTCGGAAAGAATCTACAGAAACTGGAGAATCTATGTAATCAAAGTAGATAGATAGAAACCTTTTGAAGTAATGAAGCATGTTTTGGCATTCACCGGGGGACAAAGGTATCTTTATGGGGCTAAAACTACCCTTCTTCAAGGACAACCCAAAGCTTGGAAGTATATCCCCAGAGGGTTCCTGCTGTTTTGTAGAGGGATTATACTTGGAAGACCTAGAGGGTTGATCCCACGGTGAAAAATTCAATGTGGTAGAACTGTCGTTAAAGGTATGAAAAGCACTGAACTCATGTCGGTTTTCAATTGAAGAAATAATACTTCCACATTCAATATGATTAATTTTCATATTAACCGTATGTTCTGGTTGGTCTTTATTACCAGCAAAAGATCCTCTTTTGCCAGAAGAACTCCAGCTGAACTGCCTGATCATATTGATGAACAGCGTCGGTTCCTTGTCGCCAGGATTGGATATGTTTATATTAAGGGCTGACCCTTGATTCTTGCTGTTTGGTTTGTAAAATGGTAAAGACATGATTGTATATTTTTAATAGGAATAACCTATTGTAAAATATCAATCGATATCTGTCAAGTCCAATTTGATCAAACCTTTCTTTTTTTTCAAAATCTTTTTCGATAATATATTTTCTATCTTATTTCGAATCAATCTATTTACTGGGCGAGCACCCATTTTCTCGGCAAAAGCTAAATCACTAAGGTGACTCACAATGTCATCCCCAATAACCAATTTGATACCTTTTTTCTTTAATTTTAAAACCAAAGCTTTGATATGAGATTTTAAAATGAACTTAATATGATCTTTAGAGAAGGCTTTGAAGACAACAACCCCGTCAACCCTATTGATGAACTCTGGACTAAAAGTATCTTTTGCCTTTTCGGAAATTTTAGAATCAATGTTAGACTTGTTATTGGAAAACCCTATAGAGGTCTCTTTGTCAAATAAATCAGCACCCAAATTACCGGTCATTATTATAATGCAATTCTTAAAGTCAGCAACCCTACCCAACCCGTCGGTAATTCTACCTTCCTCTAAGACCTGCAAGAGAGTGTGAATAACAGATGGGTGAGCTTTTTCTATTTCATCCAATAAAAGAACAGAATAAGGATTTTTTCTAATTTTTTCAGTCAATTGCCCTCCTTCTTCGTATCCAACATAACCCGGAGACGCCCCAACCAATCTAGATGTATTTGCTTTTTCGGAATACTCGCTCATGTCTACATGAATAAGATTCTTTTCGCTTCCGAAAAATAATTTCGCTAAAGCCTTGGCTGAGAAAGTTTTGCCAGTGCCTGTTTCCCCTAGCAAGAGAAACGATCCTATTGGCTTGGAGTCATCTTTTAAACCGCTTTTCGCCCTCAAGATAGATTTGGATATAGTGGAGACGGCCTCTTCTTGGAATAAAATAACCTTATTAAGGGATTTTTCTAATTTAAGAAGCATGTCCGACTCTTTTTGTGAAATATTATTAACAGGAACTCCTGTTTTAGACGAAACCACATCATAAATATCTTTTTGCGTCACATAAAAAGATTTTGAGAGCAAATCTTCCGACCAATCATTTAATATTTTCTCATACTTAATTAGCAAACCCTCTCTTTTTCTCTTTATTTGGGGATCAATTATTTCATTTTCGCCTTCTCGAACCAAAACTGCAATTTGATCTTCAATAACCAAGGCTTCAGGAGGCTTTACCAAGTTTCTCATTTTTACTCTAGCCCCAGCTTGATCTAAAATATCAATAGCCTTATCTGGCAAATACTTGTCGTTCATGTACTTAATGGACAAATCAACAGCCAGTTTAAATATATTTTTTCTGTATTTCACATGGTGAAACTCTTCATATTTAGGAGCTACCCCTTCTAGTATTTTTACAGCCTCAACACCGGAAGGCTCCTCAACATTAACTTCCTGAAATCTTCGATCCAAAGCCCCATCTTTCATTATGGATCTGGAGTATTCTTTCGGAGTTGTCGCCCCAATACATCTAATATCACCTCGGGCCAAAGCAGGCTTTAATATATTCGCTGCATCCATACTCCCTTCGGCACTCCCGGCCCCTATCAGAGTGTGTATCTCATCTATAAATAACACCACATTGGAGGAAGACTTTGCCTCTTCTATTATCTGTTTCAGCCTTTGTTCAAATTGGCCTCTATATTTTGTGCCTGCTATCATCGAGGCCAAATCTACTTCGTAGATAATTTTTGAACAAAGTAAATCAGAAGCTTTATTATTTACTATTCTCTCTGCTAAGCCTTCTACTAAGCTTGTTTTGCCCGTTCCGGGAAGGCCAATCAATATGGGATTATTCTTATTTCTTCTGCATAAAATTTCAGAAATCTTCTCAAGCTCCCCTTCCTTGCAAATAACTTTATCAAATTTTCCTTCAGAAGCCAAAACATTATAATTCTTCGCGAATTTCTGAAGAGCCGAACCCTTCTCTGACCTTTTGGGTCTGCTTTGGCCCGGATTAAAGGATTCTTCCTGAGTAGGCTCATCTATAGGCGCGGATGTTGATGGCAATAGGTGAGAATAATCACCTCCTATTAAAAACATTTTTAAAAACTCAGAAACATTGTCGCAATCCACACCTAATTCATCGAAGTATTTGCGAAGAGGAGAACTCTTATCAACCAGCATTATAAAGAAAATATGCTCTAGCCCTACATAGCCATGATTCAACTCATTGGCGAAATCATTTGACTTATTTAATATTAATTGAAAATCCTTGGAGTACTTTGCCGTCTGAACCTGAAGCTCAGAGTCATCATAGCTAGGGTCTAATATGATATGATCTAAAACAAACTCTTTAAAATCATTTATATCTATATTGATTCTTGAAAATATTTCTAATATAGCAGTTTGATCTGTATCCAAAACAGATATAAGTAAATGATCTAGACTTACATCCGAAGATTGTAGTTGAATAGCCTTCTGTTTTGCTAACTTAATGACCTCCTTAGCTCTAGGAGTGAAATTTGGCTTTGTTGACATCATAAATAATTACACTATTTTATATCTGATAATTTCATATAGATTTTTTCGTCCACAATAGAAAGCTTATCCAAGAACAAAATATCATCTCCTTTTTGCCCAGTAATGATCACTATATTATCCTTTTTAGGGATCTTCCCCCCATTATTTGTATATTTAGATAAAGCTTTTTCTCTGTTATCCATCATCATTGCATCATAAGTACCATACTCATCCGATATGGTCATCTTGATATAGGGTATATCTTTTTTGCTTTTCCTCTTGATGCAGTCCTCTATGACTCCAATGAATTTTCCCCTTTCTTTTAACTCTAAACCGAAAAAATGAATAGAATTATTTAGGCTTTCATTTTCACCAAACGAATCTTTTAGCTCGGTGCTATGACTAAATCCTAAAAGCTTTCTTTCGAAATACCAATTAGCAAATTTTTCATAACTTTTATTCCTGTCATAAATTTCTTTATAAGGGTAATATTTCTTTTTAAATGTTTCAAGCCTGCCCTCTGAGAAGATTACTCTCCCGTCATCAGCAATTAATGATTCTTTTATACATCCATTGATAGTATTTAAGCAATCATACTCAAATCTTTCTCCGAGTTCTATAAAGTTTCTTTTCTCTCTGTCTGTTAATATATTGAAAGATTGAGCCTCTAGAACCAGTCTAGATCTTTTTGATTTAAAATCAGATAATGCTCCAGCCTGTATTAGGGAAGAAAGGATTCCTATGTTAAGCCCTGCTTGTTTGGCAGAAATGAAAATTTCATATTTATTTGTGTTCTCAGAATTTCTAAATGAACGGAGGGCGTTTAATGACTTCTCGCTAATCCCCTTGACGCTGTTAAGGCCAAACCTTATGTTTTTATTGTCAAGAGAAAAGCCCATTTCTGATTGGATCAAGTCAGGAGGCAAGAGGGTTATATCAAAAAAGGAAAGCTCTTGGCTAATCTTATTGATTTCCTCTTGAGGAGAAGGTTCAAACTGAGTCATTTCCAGAAGAGACAAAAAGAACTCTTTTGGATGATTGAACTTTAGGTAAGTAGTCCATGCCGCGAGAATGGAGTAGCAAATCGAATGAGATTTATTAAAAGAATAATTAGCACTATCTTCGGCAACCTTCCATAAAATAGAACCAATATTTTCATCTAGCCCCAAATCTTTTATTTTGTTCTCTATTTTTTCTTTCCACTCTGGCATCTGAGCCACTTTCTTTTTCCCAACGATTCTCCTCAATTGCTCTGCTTCATCCAGAGTAAAGCCAACCTTTACGGCCATCTTCATCAATTGCTCTTGATACAAAGGTATGCCTCCTGTATAGCTAAGGACATCATCGAAAAAACTATGAACACTTTGGAAAGCTCCTGAAGATACATATCTTTCATAGTAATCCATGAATTCTATAGCCCCTGGCCTCGCTATAGCAACCACAGCACTTAACTGGTCTAGATTTCTGGGTTTAATCTTTTTGCACACTCTAAAATCTGTATCCGCTTCAATCTGGAAAATTCCATGACGACTTTTTAAATTTTGCAATGGTTTATAAAGAGAATCCTTTGATAAATCAACATCATAAATATCCATTCCTACATACTTGCATGTATTATAAATGACGCTTAAGGTTCTCAGCCCTAGAATATCGAACTTAACCATTAGCTCTGCGACCCAATTCATGTCATAGCCAGTGACTAAAGCCCCTTCTGATGTCTTTTGGACCGGGCAAATATCTGAAAGTTTTTCGAAGGATATGGCTATTCCAGAGGGATGCACTCCCACATTTTTATTTAACCCCTGAAGTTTTAAGGCTATTTTGTAAACTTTTTCATTAGAATCAGCCCACGATCTAAATTTTTCACTTTCTTCATAAGCCTCTGGCAAGGGAACTACTAACCCAAATTTCTTTGGGATACTGTCGCTTATTTCATTTACTTCTTGTTCGCTCATCCCCCCTACGAGTTTACCGCACTCTTTTGCGCATAATTTACCACTAAGAGTCGTAAGGGTTAATATCTTTGAGGTTCTGCCCGGATATTTAGACTCAATATATTCGATAACCTTATACCGATGTTCATAAGCAATATCATTGTCGACATCAGCCAAGAGGCTACCATCTAAATAAGAAATCCCATCTTTTTCTACTGTTTTTGCCCGGCTTTTAGATACAAACCTCTCGAAAAATAACTCGTATTTTATTGGATCTACCTGTGTTACTCCTATCAGGAACAAAACAAGCGACCCAGCCGCCGAACCCCTCCCCGGGCCAGCAGGAATGCCTTCCTCCCTGCAGAAATTAAGAACATCCCAATTAAGAAGAATATAATCAATAAAACCCAGATCGGAAAGAATTGATAACTCCATGTCGAGCCTGTCAGTATACTCCTGCTTGTTGTGCTTCTCGTTGATTTCATATTTATTTTCTCCAGATACGCATAGAGCCTTAAGGAAGTCCAAATTAGAAACTTCATTGGAAATACCAAGTCTTTTGTAATGCCTCTGCTCTATGACGATCTTAGGCAATCTAACTCCCGGTGGGGAGCATCCTTCATAAGAAGAAAAGTTATTATAAAAAGAGTTTTTTGTCATCAATAGGTTTCCCCATAACAGAAAGAGGGACTATATAGTTGATCGGCATCCCTTTTCCATATTGTTTTTCTATTTTAAATTGATCGAATGATTTTTTTGAAATCGTCCCAAGGATCTCAACGGTATTATTAAGGCGCAATTGCTCTTTATTTATCCTAACCAATACATAAAGGGACGGATCTCTAGCTTCATATTCTGTTTTTTTAATCTTTAGTTCCGGCTCGCCCTTACCGATATAAGTAATCGCTTTTACTTCTACATTGGGGAAATCCTCCCCTGGGTCTCTGACTGGATATATGTTTTTATCTATTTCTTGATTGCTGTATTTAGCCCATGCAAGTTCCCCAAGAATACCTATTGTATGAGCAGCATACTCAGATTCGTGATTTCCCAACCGATAGGAATTCCTAAAAGAAATATCTTTTGCATCATGCCTTTCTCTAGCAAGATCTCTTGCCTCGCGTAAGTCATCATCACTAAAGCATATCTTAATCATACTTCAAATGCCCAGATTAATTTCTGGAAAACCTCAAAGTTTTTCTCTATATCGTATAAGGCATCGTGGAGTTTTGAGGGGTCAAAATCTATATCATAATCCACGCATAGTTGTTTTAAATTAGTCTTTACCCCTCTTTGTCTAATGCCTACCATTCTGTATTGCCATGACAATAAGTCATCATCTTTATCTAAATTAATTCCCATTTTTATGCCCTTGGCGATGCAATTTGTATCAACCAAGCGATTCACATAAGAAAAATCAGTATCTTTATTTAATAAATGACGGTTAATATTATGGATGTAAACATCAAATCCTAATAGATTATGACCCACGCTCATATATTCTTCGTCGTAAAGATATTTCTCGAAAAGTTCAAGAGGTTTCTCTGGGGCAACCGCAAGTTTTTTATATTTAGATTTAGTCCACCCTGTTATTCTGGCTGCGTCTGGAGATACCTCAATATCGTCCCAATGCAACCAATAGTTATGGCGAGATAAAATCTTTTTACCCTCGCACAAAAGGAACGCAAGTTGCCAAGGCTTATTAGATAGTGACCCTAGGTTTAAGCCACAAGTCTCATAATCAAACACCAAGTACTTTTGGCGATTTCGGAATCTAAGAAGGTTTTCTTTCAATACTCAACAAATCTCGTAAGAAACATCCTTTAGGTAATCAAGTGATTTCCCTCCGGCATAACTTATGGAAGACCTCAAGTCTTCTTCTATTTCATTTATTTTAGAAAGAAATGTCATACTTGAAACTGGTATGTTTTTCATTACCCCTTCTATATGTGAACTATCCCCTTTGTTGTGTACCGAAGCGGAACCGAAATAAGCTTTATGCGGACAACCTTCGATAATAATAGTTTCCGCTGGGCTATCGAGACACTGCGCAAAAAGACTACCCGACATCACCATGTCAGCACCAGCAACTAATGCCTTGGCTATATCTCCATTGCAAGAGACTCCACCATCTGCTATAATGGGAACTCTTGAAGGCAAATCAAAGTCATTTTTTATATTTCCAGTAGCAATAGATATGAAATCACCCGAAGATGTCATAGCTGAATGAGCGCAGTTCTTGACGCAACTAAACATAGGAATGGTAAATCCCGTCTTGTCTTTTGTTGTGCAAGGGCTACCCTGACCTATGCCTACTTTGATTGCATCTGCACCCCAAGAATATAAATCCCTAACGCCTTCTTGAGTTGCTACATTACCGGCAATAAGAAATGATTCAGGAAGTTTTTCCTTTATGAATTCTATCATTTCCTTCATGGAAGAACTATGGCCATGTGCAATATCTATTGTAATATAGTCTATGCTTAGCCTAGAAGAAGCAGCATCTCTAATAAAATCAAAATCTTTGGGCTGAACGCCTATACTTATTGACACATATTTCCATTGGTTTCTCTCTGCATTCTCTATAAATTTCCTAAGGTCAATCCCAAAGCGGTGCATTACGTAAAAGTAACCATTTTGGGATAATTTATAACATAAATCTTCATTAATTACAGACTTCATATTGGCGGGAATAATAGGACACTTAAAAGTCCTACCCCCCAATGAGACTGAAGTGTCACAATTGGATCTGCTTTCACAGTCCGAAAACTTCGGAACTAAACATACGTCTGAATATTTAAGCAATTTCATTTTGTTTTTCTAAAAAACTTTGGAAAGAAAAAGCCCTGCTTCCGCAGTGCTCTAAATTAGGTTTACTTAAGCTAATACTCCGGCCAAATTTCCGACTGCATATACATTTGTAAGTTTGAAATGCTTCGAAATCTGTTTTATTCCTATAGTAAATGCTCTTCGCTGTCTCTGTATTATAGTTGTTAGCCTTACAGAAGTCAATAATTTTCTTCTCTATTAAGGAGTCGAAAGGGAGATCATTATCCTCTATAAAAAAAGTAGGATTTAAAAAAGAGAAATTGGGAACACAATTAGAAAATGTCAAATTGTTTTTAAAAATAAATGAATCATAAAAAGGGACGAACAAAAGTAAACTGTCTTCTTCCCAAAGTATTTTCAAGTTTTTAAAGTCTATTTTCCCAAACCCCTCCGCGAAAGCCTTGCTATATATCTTGGTTAAATTCTTATAACCCTCCGGGTTTTTGCAAAAAATTATCACCTTATGCTCATTGTTTGATTTTTCATTAAACATATCGTCGCATATTGAAAGGCGCAAACCGAAAATAAGCTGGATGCCTAGCAGCGAACTATTCTTTAGGGCTTCAAGGAAGCCCGTTAGGGAATCTTCGACCAAAACAACTTTGTCCAATTTATTTTCTACACAAATATCAAAAATACTATCCGCAGAAAGTGAATCTTCAGCTGGAGGGGATAAAGTTAAAATGCTCCTGCCTATTGAAAAGTGAGATTTAAATAAAGGTATCATACTTGCGAATAAAACATGATAACATAAAAAAAATATAAACGTCAACATTAAAGTGTAACTACATATATGCCACACACAGCAGAATCGTTTTCATTCCTGCCTCCGGATAGAGGATTCCCCGTGTTTTTAGAGCCTGTTGATTCCCCTATCAATTGCTCAAAACTCACAGACCTTGACGAGAGGGTTAATGAATATTGGAATGCCGCAGAAATAAATCTTTCATTCGATATAGATATTACAACAGCCCCGGGAAATGTAGATTATGCAAATTCAGAAGTTTTGGGCTACGACGCCTTGAAATATTTTGCAGTTAAATCGAACTCTGATCTGCAGCCAGCAAAGCCAATTTTAGAAAGCGGTTCTTCTAGGGTGCCACCTAATAAGCCACAGTTTCCATCTTTAAATTCTAATTTGGTTGCCAACGAAATGAGGGTTCAATTTGCGGATGGATCAAGATTTGCAAACGGAGGAATGTTTATTTTTGAAGATGGTTTATATTATTCTATAACAATAAGCAAAGCTCCAGAATTTTTGATAACATCAGACAAAAAAGTTGCTCAATATATGGTCTCTAACCAATCAGGTACATCGAGCTCATTTAATGTATCATATTCAGGCAAAAATGGAACCAAGACATTTTCTTGGTACTTAGTATCTAAGAATTTATGGTCATTCCAAGTTAACTCCGCAACAATGAGCGTGGAGTATTTTACTTATTGAATTACCACTCTTTTTTGAGCGAACAATTTACTGTTGTGGATTGGTATTGAAGATCCTTACCTTCCCTGAATACTATTGGAGAAGCACTAGCATCGAAATCGGTACCTGTACTGCCCCCAGCAACTACAAAAGAATTTAACCCTGCATTCGCAAGAAGAGTCATTATTTGGTCCGTATTATAGGATGATGCATTTCCGGAGAGTTCGATAGTAATGTTCGAGCCTCCGTTATCGTAAGCCATATCTGAATCAGTGTTTTCTGTTACCGATATGCTTAGGCTAGAGCCTTGCGTCCCCGGCAGAGAATCTTTTTTAGCGGTAAAATAAATATCTTGAAATAAATATTGATATTCTAAAGTCCCGTACATTCCGTACATTCCTTGGGTTGTCTCCATTGATGCCGTATTAAGGCTCGTGGAATCCCACGTAAGAGAACTGGGGTCACTTTCCCAATCAATGTTTAAATGATCCACGGAAAAAGGGTCGCCCCCGGAAGTAACGGCTGGACTATCAACACTGAATCCTCCAACTGAAATATTGAAAGACCACGATTTGCCGTCTGAATTCGGGCACCCTTCCCATTCTAGTTTACTCCCATTTAGGTTTCCACCATCACCACAGTAAAAACCTCCTTGAACATTCGTAAAATTATCATCCCATAATAAAACCCCTTCAGCATAACCATTGTATAAAACAGAACCTAAATTAGTAGAATGCTGAGTCCCTTCAGAATCAAAATCACTTGCTGTTTCGAAAGTGATCCAAGCTCCTGGGTTATGAAGATCATCAGCATCTAGTTGGGCTGAGATTTGGCAAATGCAATTAAGATAATTGCTAGATCCCATATAATCGCCATTGTTCTCGTAAGCGGCATAGTCCGCAAGATGATAGCAGTCATCGGAAAGAGGGGGGTCCGCAGGAGAACTGTTGATTGTCCAAGACGGGGAACTCAAAGAATATTGAGAGCTTCCATTCCCGTAAGAAATCGTATCATCAATATTAAAACTATTCCCGGCAAAATTAGAGTATGCCGGACTAACAAATGAGGTGACTTGACCAACACTATTTCCATCATAATTGAGAGTTAAGTCTCCCCAGAAGAAAATCCAATATCCCAAATCATTGGAATTACTACCATCTGATTTTTCTGATGTTCCATTTCTATTAAAAGAAAAAGAAACTGGATCATCATCGATGAACCAAGGAGCATTGGGATAATCTCTAGCCCTAGACCCAAAATCCAAAATATAAGAACAAGGTGTCATACTGTCGGGGTGCCCAAAGTCTCCACTAATAGATAACTGCCTCCATAAATAAAAATCAGAACTAAAAGTTGATCCAAAACTATCTGTTTGTCCAGCCGTAAAATCCAAATAAGCCGTCTCTTGTCCAGGCAAAGACTGTGCATAACCATCTTTATGAAATAATTCAGATGTATAACATTCGCATTGCGAGCAAGATTGGAAAGGTCCTCCTATTACATATACGTTATAATTTGGATCCGGCCAAGTCCCCCCATCTCCATCTGAAGCCCCCGGAGAAAACGAAGGAATATTCTCCTTCCATTCTACACATCCTTGGAATATATCCTTCTCGAAATGCAGCGGGGAAGTATGCCACGTCGGAGGAGTTATTATCTCGTCCCTAAGGCTTTTGTGATGCCTCTGCCACGTCTCGCCAATAGGAGGGTCGTTCCAACTGGAAGGCCCTGGCGGATAATTAGCCTCTAAAATACCACTAGCCCAAGGCCTATCATGTCTGTGCTCGATTGCAACTGCACTAAACTGTCCTTGCGGTCCGAACTGATTATCATCCCCATAATAGGAGTAACCCCATGCTGTGTGATTCGTATCTGTGCATGAGGCGTCTCTGAGTAATTGGGCATCTGGCCAAACAACGGGATACCCAGCGATTGCCGAAGCATAGCTATCAACCATCTTATCATAACAAACCTCAAATTTCTGAGCTTCATCCGGGAGATAAGTTAAATTAACTCCTCCGGGATCATTTTGAGACTTTAAAATTAAATGAGGAGTGTAATTATATAATGCGTTGCCTGAATTAATGACAGTCATGATATATTTGTTACACTAAATCAAACACATCTCGCTCTAATTTCGACATCCAATAAGGACAACCCTCATAATACCTCTCCTCTGAAGACTCTCCGTCTTTAATATTTAGCTCATCCTTTGAGTATGCGGACCTCTTTACTTTATTATCTTTTCCAAGAATAACCCAGTATTTGAAGGGCAATCTGTATTGACATATATACGCAGGAACCTTGTCTCCTTTTTTGTCTAAGACAAATTCTCCTTTGGATTTTTTATAGCCTTCCCTCCCGCATTGAAGGCGACCTCCGAAGGTTCCGTCCTTAGGGTAACCTCTATTGTCAGCATGTTGTTCTGCCGCATAATTACTTTTCCCGGCCTCTTCATCAAAGCTTTCTAGATAGGATTGATACATCGTCAATTGATGCTCGAATCCCTCTAGTTCATCATCAGAAAGAGATTCCATTTGAACTATACCTTTCCCTGGCTCATCAAATAAATTTTTCCCAAGATCAAATTTTAAAAATATAAATTCTGCTTTTCTATTCTTATATTTAGAGTATATATGTTTAACCGCGAGACAATACATCAAGTCTTGCATATTGTCTTCTATTTCTTTGCCCTTGAATACCTGCTTGCTTGACTTGAAGTCCCTAATAATTGCTTTTCGTTTTTTTGAATAAAGAAATAATTTATCAATAAATCCTCTTATCCTGTATCTTTTTTCTCCATCATCCACTTTGATATCAAATGATTTTTCCGAAATAGCTTCGGTGGGTTTGCCCTCATCTTCCCCGAAGAAATCATAAAGTAATCCGCTAACTATCATGGAATCCATGTCTTCAAAGTCTTCTCTTTCTGTTACGCCAAGCTTTTTTGCGTAAGTATTAACTAAACGCTCCACCGCTCCAGAGCAAGAAACCTCCCCTCCCTTAGTAATGAGATTAAAGTGCTTTTTATGTCTTTTGTTCCCGAGTAATTCAAAAACATTATGACAAATAGTACCCTTCTTCGCCCCAAGATTGCTTTTATCCGGTAACCCCAGTTTATATTTGCACCAATAAACCCAGCTGCATTGCTGTGCTGTTTTAATTCTACTAGCTGATAGCGCGATATCCATAATCAAGATATAAATTTTCTTAACCTATTAACTTTTGACTTATAAGAAGCAGGGAGAAAACCTGACTTAAGCAAAAGATCCGAAGACTCAAGTATTTTTTCTTGTTGTTTTTTCTGATCAATCTCAATCCGTTTTTCTTGCCATTCCTTAAAATCAGATTCATCCATGTCTCCGAAATCATTTTTAACAGGGAGGCAAATACTTAACTTATTAACATCAAACCCTCCTATTAATTTTAAATAATTTTTTATGGACGCTCTTAATCCTGTGTTTTCTTCCTTGGAGTCATCGTTGTTGAGCGAAAGAATGATGTTGTTAACGTTAAGGGAAACCAAAGAACAAATAAGAGAAGGAGATACCTCAAGGCCAAATATTACCAATACATTTCGAATGCCAGCCTCATGAAATCTCAACATATCTCCTAGACTTTCAACCAAAATTACTTCTCCTGCGGATTCTATTGCATCTTTAACTGGAAATTCTCCATCTTTTTCTGAATAAAGAGGGTAAATCCATTTGCTTTTAACGCCTATATGTTTCCATTTTGGACGATTGCCGGAGGAATTGTCGGTCATATCTCTGCCTGAGAACCCATGTATCTCCCCGTCTTCGTTGAAGATCGGGAATACATACCTTTGGTACATCTGTCCAGCAGTCGCCATTCCCCCGTCGAAGAAACGAAGGGTTTCTGAACTAACCCCCTTCTCATTGTAAAACTTATCATGAGGAAGCAGTTTGCTTAAATATGATTTGGGATATATTTTTTCCATTTCTAATTTCTTAACCTGCTCCGTAAAGAAAGACGACTCTCCTGAAGAGTATTTTTTAATAAATTTTGAAATTTCATTAGAATCGTTTGTTTTTAAACTGGCGGAAATCAGCTTCTCGAAAGGAAGAAATGGGGTCTGAGCAACATAATCCCTCCAGCATCCTGTATCTTTATAGATATGCAAAGAGGTTTGGTTGTCCCCACCTCTATATACCGCCGAAGTTCTCCAGTATCTACCATTGTCATTGAGTTTGTAGCCTAAAGACTGAAGAATCTCTTTGATTTCCTCAGTTGTTATCTCTGAATAAGTCTGGTACGTCGTCGTCATGGTCTGTCTCTGGGTGATGGTCTCCAACTCCACGGTGAACCAATAAATCCCGAAGGTCGCCTGTTTCAGTGATCCCGAAATTACTAAAATCCAAATTAATAAAATTTTTCTTCAAAGAGCCATCTTCCATTCTAATGGGCTGAATAGCTCCATCAATATCTTGACCTAAATGCCTCGCCTTTACATTTATTAATTTATGAGAACCAAAATTATTATCTTCCACTAATTCCTCAGTGACTTTTTGCCTTAGGATAAACATATGAGAACAGAACTGGGTTATTCTGTCTGAAAGCGACACTATGCTCTCGTCATCTACCACATTACTGGAATTCCTATTGTTTGTTATTCCATATCTGTTGCTCTGCACACTTGTAATCATGGAGACAGTCGGACCATTGTCAAAAGAAAGCTCTTTTTGTATTAACCTTTTGAACTTATCCACCATTTCCCCTACTATTTGCCACTCCCCTTTGGAAGAAGCAGCCTTCTCCGAAGTGGTTTTAATATAATCAAAGCTAAATATCATGGGATTTCCCCTCCCCACCTTGGAATAATAAAAACGACGAATCGAATTTGCCATAGAATCCACTGTATCTCCCCCGCAATTGTAATAATGGAGGTTCATATCACGAACCTTAGGCCAAACGCCTCTGACGCGCTTGCACACCTCTTTACCGGCATTTCTCCAGTTTCCTGTTTCAATTAGGTGCATGGGAACGCGACTTAAGGACGCACATTGACGACACATCAAGTCCTCTTTGCTCATTTCTCCGTTATCAAAGTGAAGAATAGGAACATTTTTATGTTTTTGAGAGACTTTTGTTGCGAAATCCAAGCAAAATGTAGTCTTACCTACTCCTGATCTAGCAACAATGACAGTTATGTCTCCGGGCCTCAATAGAGAACCGTAAATTTGATGAAGTCTATCATGAGGGCCCTCATACCCAAAATCAGAAATAGGATTATTGCCTCTCTCTTCTACGAATTCCTCCATGGTCTCAAAAAGATTTTCAGGAACGTTGTCGGAAGAGTCGTAAAGACTTATTTGTTCGTTGTATAATTTATCCGCCTCCGAAACTATAGTTTCATAACTAGAATCGGCATTCATGTTTTTCATTTTTTTAGAAACTGTTTGACAAGTTTCAGATATTTCCCTTCTAACAGTAATCTTCTTTAATTCTTTTGCAGATTTAATAACACTCTCAGGAGTTGTCGTCCTCATAGAAAGGGCTTTGAGGTAATCCGATACGTTTATATTATCTTCAAAAGATATGCCGAGAGAATTAATTCGCTCAGATAAAATCACATGATCTATACCATCGCAGGACTCAAGAGCGTTTCTTAATAAACAGAATATCGTTTGATGGACACTAGTTCCATCTGAATAAAAGTCATTTTCCCCAATAAACGGAGCTATCTCCGGGTATTTTTCTTGATGTTTTAGTAATGAAGCTAAGAAATGCTGTTCTAATTCGTAATTGAAAATCATTATTTACTATGAAAACAGAAACAAGCGGAAAGGTCAAGTTTTTATTACTCGATTTCGTCCAGCCCATCCATGTTGTTCATAGAATTTTCCTGCTCTTCAATCTGTACGAGGTATTTCTCCAAAGCCTTTCTTAATCCCATGTCAACTATTTGACTACTACTATTATTGAAGACCAAAGCTCTCCCCGAATCATCAACGAAGCTTAATATAAATCCTTTTCCAATGTCTTCTCCCCCTGTGAATTCATAAAGTTGATTCAAGAAGGTCTCCGGTATCGTAAAATCAGGAAGATTGTCTGGATCGAATTCTTTCATGCTTTGTATTACACTATTATATGTCCATTCCTAGTTTTTTAAACAAATCTTTAGTTAAATTATCCCCCTCTAGTATCTCCACCAGCAAAACATCATTCATCTCACAATATTTCTTCTTGTCTAAGTCCCGCTTAACCTGATTTAAATAACCCATCTTTCTCTTGCCGTGGAAGTAAGGGACGTATTTATGGTGCTGTCTCCCTTGAACTTCTACCGCTATTTTCTTGGTGGCGTTATAGAAATCCAAGGTCATCTTCGTGCCTGCCACGGGAAACTCCTCGAAGACGGCATGGTTTTTCCAATATGAATACAGAAAATCCTTTGCGTTTTTCTGGAGAATGCTTCTGCTGGGCTTCTCCCAGTCTATTAAATACTTATTTACCTTGGGGATTCTTCTCTTCGCTCCCCAAATTGTAATAAACTGCATATGGTTATATTAAAAAACCAAGTAAATATTTCAAAATATTAATCCTAAATAGCTGTGCCTTCTATAAAAAAACCATCATGAGGCAATTCTAACGGAAAATTAATACCATTAATTACGTTATAGTCCGCTTCAACCGCAACTCCAAGATTGTTAACATTAAGGGTTCGCAAATCAAGATTAAACACCTTAATGGAATCAACGCCGTATTCTTTACCCCCTCCTTGGTATATATACCAAGAGTGAGCGGTTACATATGTATTATTTGTGTTATTATTGAACATACCCTCATAGGTTCCGTCATAAACTCCGACTTTAGTATTTGGAGGCAAAATGATAGTTGTGTAATGCCTGCCTTCATTTATTTGCCTATTGACAAACTCGACATTCTCTATGACATATGTATTATTTGTTACATTCTTGAACTCCAAAGGAGAACCATTTTGAGGGAAATTATTATGAGCGGTGGGCTGTATTAAATCAGCCGGATCCGGCAATGAATGCCCAGCATTATTTATATGCGTATGGGTCCAGTTATTCCCACTACCACCAGAATTAAAATCCACCCTTCCCAAGAATTCTCCTGCTCCGGTAGAGGAGCCGCCACCGGAGAGCCCCGAAGAAAGATCAGACCACAATATCTTCTTTGTCTTGTCATCGGCGGCATCCACCACCAAGTAATCCCCGGCGTCCATTGAGGTCGCCGTGTCGGAAAGATCTTTTATGCGTTTATTGGCCATTTGTTATATCGCTCCCCAAACCTCGACTATTCCGCACTCCTTGGCGCCGTTACTACTGTCTCCCCCAGTATAAAGAATTCCCCCGTAACGCTTATATTCATAAACGGAATAACCAACCAATGTCCACGGATAAGTCGCATTAGGATTAGTCTCAGGCAAATTATGAATTGTAGGGTTCTCATTAGCATTGCCCTTCAAGTAGGAGGTGCCTTTATCTATTAGGACCTTAACTATATCACTTGAAGAATAATTAGGCACTAATGAATTTAAATTATATTGAAATCCATTATTGCCGAAAAATTTTGCCACAAATCTGCACTTAAGAACGGGGGTTGATAGCCTAGCCTCTAGAGATGTAATTTGATTTAAAAGGCCTATCTCTGAAGCCATATCGCTCCACTTGATACTACATGTATCGGTAGTCGAATTAGTCGCCACAACAAAACAATCATCGTCATCCAATGATCCGGTAACAGGCAGGTTTCTTATCTTCGTATCAGCCATGGCGTTAAAGCTCAGTATAAATTACACCAAGGTCGGATGCATTCTCGGCGGCATCTATGCCCTTTTGAATCTCGGCGTACTTAGTCCTTATCTTTTGTCTTTGTTTTTCCGCATAAGTGGCTTCGGAAGGAATGGTCATCTTGACGTCCCACTTCGAGAACTTTTCCTCTCGGACTTCTCGGCGGCGAATATGACATTGCTCCCGGGCTTTATCCAGATTGACGGAAACCTTTTCGCCATTGAGTTCCCATGAATTACGGAAAACCCTGTCTTCAGGGAGGTCGGAAACCTCCATTATGCAGGCATCATCCAATTTGGAAGCGATTGATTCCACGTCCTGATCAACAGGATAAGTAATGCTAACCCCGGTAGAATTTTTATGTACGACGACTTTCATTTTTAAAATACTACCAGATTAACAACTGGAGGATCAACATAACTTCCTAAATTTCCATTACTATCTACTGCATGACAGTAGATTCTTATTTCTGTCTGATTTTCTACTTCAGGGTGGACTACCACAGTATTGATTGAGCTAATGGAACTTCCAAGCCTCTTAGAGCTGGCAACTGTTACCGCATCAGTTACTGCATTAGTTAAGTTAACCCTATAAAATCCAACCCCATTATCCGTTATACTGTCCACATTAAAACTCTTGGTGATGCTTGCCGTCAAATCTGCAGAAGTTCCATCAAAGGCGACGTATGCACGGGGGCCGGAACCGCCGCCGGAAGCCGTGCCCGCTGCTAGGACTACGACTTTTATGTAGCAATTGGCAAAACTTGTCACGGCACTCGTTTCACCGGAACTATCAAACAACAAAGCGCCATCCGATGATAGCTGTAAAGTTAAACTATTAGATGACAAATCTTTTACTTGGGCTCCGTATTCCCATGTAAAAGTAGAGGTAACGCCGCCACCGGATGTGATCTCCTGCGCACCACTATCGGATGCCGCAGATGTATTTACATACGCCTTGACAATAACGTCTGTAGTTCCTAAATTATGAGTAATTGTGTGTGTGCTTCCGTTGGCTACAGCCACGCCACCATGACTCTGTTCCCAGCCTGAACTCCAAGAGTTATCGGAAGGGATTGGAAGAATCTTACCACTAGCCCTTAGATAGTTGATTCTCGCATAACTTCCGTACAAAACCACGTGTCTATATTGCCAGGTACCATCTGAATCAATAGGTATAATCGCCTGCACAGCAGTAGCTGAACGGTCATTGCTGGTTCCATGATGTCTCAGGACCTCTACAGAAGTAGAATTTGAATTTGCCCTGACCTCAAAAGCTTGGCCAGTGTTGCCGGCGGTATCTCCATCATATAAACCCATGGATATAATGATATTCTCCGCTCCGGCCCAAGCGGGATCACTTGGAACTGTAACCCAAGCTCCTGTGGCATTCGACCAGTTACCGCCGGAAAGGTCGTCGGCAAGGATTTCAACCGTATCAAAAAACTCAATACCTAAACCGGGACCGGAAGAGCTTGAAGAACTTGAACCTCCTCCAATGTCTATCGTTGGGGTCGAACCATAAACAGTCAACATACCACCGAAAGTTCCGGGGGGCAAAAGAGAATTGTCGCTATTTACCCATTTAGTTCTAAAACCGGAAGTGGTTTTTTGATCTATGTCAATTAAATGCTGGTCATATGTTTCTCTATCCGTTACTACGTAGTAATCCGTATCCGGTTGAGCAGTGTCAAAGGTCACCTCAACATAACCATTATTATAAGCCCCCCAAGACATTCCAATTCCCGTCCCGGCATTATTCGTAAAGATTCTTGCGTGGGCAAATGGTAATATTGCAGAAGTGGTCCCGGAAGAACTTGAACCGCCGCCAGCAATATAACCCTCCACATAAAATTTGGCAAATGATCCGGATCCCGCGCCGATGATGACGCTTTTTAAGTCTATCGTCGACGTATACGGTATTATGAACGTATTATGAGTCGATCCGGAGCCGTAACTATTATCAGCATAAGTATGTGATGCCAACCGTTCCGTTATTTTTGAACTTCTTAAATATACTTTAACATTTCCAGACGTTCCGGATCCCCCGTCAGTTGAACCATATGCAGTCACTATTATACCAGACGCAGTACTCGGAATGGTTGATGGTATATCAATGACCTCCCAATCATTTGTGACTGTCCCGGAGGCAAGCATTTTGTCATATATCTCCGTCTGATCAATATACGCCACCTCCGTACTACCCCCGGTACCTAAATCACTCGCCTTGACACTATAATTCGCCCCGCCGTACTCCAAAGGGAAAACAGCATCCGCAGGAAGAGATCCTGTAACCGGCAAATCTGATATTTTAGTGCCCATTGAGTTTATAAGTCTATAGCCGTAGCAAAAACCGTCCAAACACTGCCGAAGTTTTGTTTTACGTTCAAATAGATATTCTCAGCCCCATCTCCATGAAAATGTATCGTCTTCGGTTGCGGGTCCGTTGACCAATTAGTAGAGATAACAGTCGTTGTTGTCGGGATTGGTGTATTATTACTCAACCCTTGAAAACCGTTGGATGGCTCGCCCCAGCCCTGAAGAGCAAAAGTCTGAGTCCCTTCGTCCACAATTAACAGAAGGGTGGCGGCATGTACGGCAGGCGCCCAAAGAAAAATCATTGTGCGGCGTCCACTAGGCAATGAATAAGAAAACTCAGGCCCGTTCCCGGTGTTGAACTGATGAGTGGTCACTCCCAACCCGCCGCTAAAGCCCCCGACATTAGAAGGGGCCACCTTATAATTCTCCCCATTGTGAGCCAAAGGAATATAAGAATCCGCCGGGGCGCTCCCGGTGGTAGTCATCTCTGATATTTTAATACCCATCTTCAGTTAGTGTTACACTTTTTTTAGGAACAAACAGCCAAATCAAGAGAATTAACCCCATCCGCCAATAAAATACAACTCGCATCGACCAATTCTATGCAACAAGTGGCGCAAGATTCAGCATCAACAGTGCTTTCGCCCTCAGTCAAGACACAACCCAAGGAACCTTCCGAATCTATGCAACAAGAAGTATCTTGCCCCCCACAAGAAATAGTATCTCCGGAACTAGTCACACAATCATCAAGCAAAAGATTATCACCGGAATCCATAAGGACGTATGATCCGTCATCCATTAAAATAGAACAGGAAGAACTAGTAATAAAGGTGTCACCATTATGAGTCCCCAATGAACAAGCATCTCCACACAGCATGGCGTAAAATTCACTCATGCTATAAGGAGCGGCAAAATCTCCATTCGGGAATTCAATCCCTTCGTTCTGAGCCAGTTCCACCAAGGCCTTCAAGGAATAAGGAGCATCAGGAGAGGTTCCCCCGCAATATCCTATAAAATAAGATATGGATTTATCCGTACCCAAGGAATCCCCTAGGGAAATTGGTCCGTCAGTTGGAAAATTGTCAGGCATGATACAAATAATAAGAGATACTATCCCTCATTACTTAATTACACCTACGGGATCGTTACAGAGGTTTTTGTGGAAGAAGTTTTTACGAGGTCACTAAAATCTTCTACGCCTGTATATTTAAAAATAGAACAATTGATAGTATAATCATCTGCTCCTAAATCTTGAGTCACGACAGTGGTTAATAAACTTCCGTTCTCCCATTTTATTCTTTCTTCCGGCAATTCTATTCCGCAAGATGAATCAACAATAGTATAAGCCCAATCATGATCTTCAGAATCAAGCAAATCCGAATGAATGGTTATTTCTATCTTGGAAGTATTGGAATATCTTTCAGCTATGATGCAAAAACCTTCGGGGTCTTCAACGACAGGATTGTGCTCCATGTCGTAAAACTCCGACATCTTGTGCGGAGCCGAATAAGAAGACCCGGCCTTCTTTAGTTCTACCCCCTTCCCTTCAGCGTCGGAAAAAAGGCCCGTTAAGCTGACTTGGGGCATTGTGAAATCTTACAATACGGGAGATACTGGAAGAATATCAGTCGCAGGAACAAGAAAGAAACTAGTGGCCATAGTATTTCTAATAGCTGGCCAGGAGGCATTGTGCTGTACGCTTTGGTACTCCAAAAAATAAATAGTATTATTCGCGTTCATGCCCGAATTATCTGCTCGTCCCTGTTCAGGGGCCGACGTCCAGTGAGCATCCCATTCCCCCCCGGTAGCCGGAGACGTAAGCATGCCGTCTGCCTGCCCTTTTGTACAGGAAAGGGGTTTTGCTCCGTAACCCCAACATCCACCTACGTTGGTATTGTAATTCGAATATACAGCATACGGAGCATCGTTGTAGTCACTTTGGTCGCGAATGTAACTATGATGAAGGTAATGAGGAACCCTCATAATAGGTGAAAGACCACCTACTTCACCAACTGTTGATGTTAAATCCTGAACGGAGCCCATGGATGGAAAAGCATCATTAATAAGAAGGGGAGTACTAAAATTATTTCCAGCATCTTTAACCGTTTCATTAAGAAGGAAATACGACCAACTCGCGGAGCCGCCGCTGGTAAGGGACCTTGTTGCCCCAACAACAAACCAAATACCGGGAACCGCAACAGATACACTACTCGCATGATAACCGGAGGTGGAATAAGAGTGAGCGCTACTCCCCCAAACGCTACCTGCTCCAGCGTTTCGGTACTCATTTTCTGAATACCCATTCGCGGATGAATGATTGGAGGAATGGTAATTATAAAATAACGGAGCAGAAGGATCCAAGTGCATTCTGGGAGGCTTATTGATAGACATTGAGCCCAATGGGTTTGCCGCAGTACTATAATCCCAGCCGGGAGTCGCGGGGCTATTCTCTGAAAAAATGTGTTTATTCGTCGCTCCACCAAGATTTTTGTCATTACCGTCGGTACCAATGGGTCCAACGATAAAGGGCTCCACCGTATCAATTCTAATAGTACCTCCTGTAAGAACAAGAGCACTACCGGCAGACGGACTATACGCAGGCTGAGCTCCTTGAATTTGTACAGTGTCACCAACCTTATACATTTGACCGGGATTCACGATATCCAAGGCCGTAATTTCACCGTTGAGGATGGAGACAACTTTCAAGTGCAATCCTTTGGCTATATAATCCTTGGGATTATACCCATGACTTTCATCGGATGTAGCCCTTGGGACGTTAATTGATTTATGGGTAGCGATAAATATATCACCCACGGAAACCGGTGGACTACCGCTTGCCTCGGCAGGATTTTCATCGATTGAGATTTTACTTGGAACTCCATACAAGGAGGTTTTTTGTAAAAATCCTCCCGGGGCGTCTCCGTCTCCTGCCGGAGCCTCAATTAATTGGCAATACTGACTGACGCTCATTTTAGTTGTTACGCCTTCTTTAACCACTGGAAAAATGGAATCAGACGATGGATTTAAGGATGTAAGATCTGTAATTCTTGTCATGACTTAAGATTTTAATTATTATAATTTAACTAACCGAAGGTAATATGGCATATGCGGGAACGCAATAGAAACTATGACAGAATGAACCATTTGTTATTCTTGTATCGAAAAATGCGGTTCTGTCTATATGGCTTCCTCCTCGGGCAGCAGGAGTGAGCATAGCATCCCACACGCCGAAAAACTTTCTGGAGCTAAAGCTCCCTCCGGCGGGAGCATATAAGCCCCAATTCGTAGCATCCGTTTCGAGAAAACTAGGAAGAGATCCCATGTTATTCTTGGCATCAGTAAAAGTTGATTCAATATTTTTTGAACAATAAGTCAAACAAGAATTGGCATAACTACCCATTGAATTAAAATCTCCACGGAGGTCGGAAAGAGAGGTATGGGCATTGAAATTTACATTGATTACTCTCGCACCCCCAACATTCATAGCAGATGTACTAGTGTCGGAATAAACGTTCCCTGCAGACGGAATTAACGAATCAGACAAAGCAGGCACTTGGGTATTAGCAGCCGTATAGCTAAATCCGGATGTGCCGCCCTCCTTGGTGTCGGAAGCAATTTTTGTATGATGGACCAAAAACCAATGGCCAGGAAGGGCAATTGAAAGTTGCCCGTTGCTTGTGGAGTTATGCCTAGGCCCCAACCACGTCGATCTTGTTCCTGATTGATGCCAATCTTCATTGTCAATCTTATTAAAGGTTTCTTGAAATAAAGTTGCGGAAGAATCCTCTTGCATTACGTACCCTTTTAATCCATCCGCATTCGTTATTCCTGTGTTCGGGTCATGAGGAGTAGATACTCCATTATCGTATAAATTTTGAACACTACCCCCCAGGTTATATTGAATGCCGTAGCCGACAACGAAAGGGTTAACTTCGGTAACCTTGATTTTACATAATTCGGTTATTGTCGTGTCTGTTTCTCCCGAACCTGAGGTATTATAATGAACTTTCCATGGACTTACTTCCAGCAAGTCCCCGACCTTGTATAATTGACCTGGATTAGTTATTTCCAGAGAAGTTACAGCACCCGAAGCCCCTACCGTCACAACCCTTACGTGCAATCCTCTTGCGATAAACCTTTGGCAATTATAAGTGGCATTATTTATTCCCGGGACTTTATTGAATGAAGTATCATCATGAGCCGCAGCATATGTAATATCGGCGGTGTAATTAGCTCCTCCCGATTCGATAGAAACCGAAGCGACAGTTCCATACATTTCATCAGGAGAAACCAAACCCCCGAAGGTGCTTGAACTACCACCCGTATTACAAACCCCATTTAAGTTTCCTACGGTGGCCTTATATGTCGCATTATTTGATACAACCGGCAAGACAGCCGAATTATCAACAGAAGTGTTTATATTTAATTGACTTATTTTTGTCATGTCTAATTATATTTATTGATTTAAATAGAGAACTGAGGTAATAGTTTATATGTGGGAACCAAGTAGAAACTATTACAAAAATATAGCCAACTGTCGACAGTGTCTGAATCATTATAGCCGGCGGACTTAAGTCCAAAAATGGTATTATTAAAATTAGTATTTGGAGTGGGAGTTCCGGCAGCTTGGCCCCTGTAGTTTCCCCCTGACGAAGTATCCCAAATCCCTTTTAAGTTTGTACCGTTTAAATTATAAATTAATGGATAGCGAAGCGTCGCCCCCATCAACACGTTTGCGTCGGTTTTATTTTGGGATAATTGTTTAGAAGAATATTTCCACACGGAAATATCCATATTTACTTTGAAGCCTGGATAATCCTCGTAGGTGTTGTAGTAGGCGGTGCTGTGAGAGCCGGAATTTGGAGCCTCAACACGAGTATATATAATAGTATCACTGCCAGAAGGAATTGGTTTAATTCCCGATATGTCCAAAGCTTCATCTGCCCCGGGAGCATCAACCAAGTCAGGAAATCCCGAGCCGGCGCCAAGAATTGGGTGCTCCCAATTGGGATTTGAAATTGAATCTGAATCAAGATCGAAGTCTACGCCGCTGGTCGAGGCTATGCATCGAGATATATAGACAACCGCCCAAGACCCCGGAACTGCACATGATATACTTTGTTGATAGTAATTGTCTCCCTCGTTTATCCCTGGGCTCATTCTAACGCTTTTGCCACCGTTAGAATGAAAAGCTTTATTTGAATCTGAGACATTGGACCAAGCTTGATTATAATTATTCTGAAAATATAAAGGAGATGCAGGATCATCATGCATTGCATACCCAACGTCTGGAGATGCATCTGATCCATCATAGGCGTGTGGGGAAGATGCGTTTGAACTCAAAATATCAATACATCCATCATTCGTCGCTCCTCCCAAATTATAACCACTTGAGCCGGACTGATTAATGGCCCCGCAAATAAAAGGATTTACTTTTGTTATTTTTACCCTAGCATTAGGGTGTGTAAGGCTGGACTTATCGTCTACGCTACTACTATTGGAAGCTAAAATTCTCGTTATTTGTAATTCATCTCCAACTTTATATAATTGACCCGGAGTAACTATCTCAACACCAGCCACGCCGTATTTGTTGGTAACTGAAGTTACTTTTAAGCTCAATCCTCTTGCTACGTATGGAGAAGCGTCGAAATCACCACCATTGGTATTTGCGCCGGGAACGTCTCTTATTGTGGAATGCGCACACAAGTAAATCCCGCCTGCTCTATAGCCCGAATCTGAAACATTAGAATCTCCCTCGAAAGTTATAGTTAAGTTTTGGGGGACTCCATAAAGACAATCGCTTTGAATAAAACCTGATGGAGCACTTGAGCTTGACCCGCTAACCGCATTGGAAATCATAGACTGAAGGGGAACCTTGTAGGTAGTTCCGCCTGCCACAACAGGAGCTACTGCCGCCTTCCATTCAGCTTTATCATTCTCTGCGATAGGCTGTCCGTTATTAGAAGCTGGTAAATCACTAATTTTGGTCATTTCTTTTAAAAAGTGTTAGATTTGTTATTTATAGATACACGAACAAACAAAAAAGTGTATATAAAATTGTGAGCAAGTTTAAAAATAGCGGAGAAGTCAAACTTTCTGAAGTTAAGGAGTGGATTGACGCACTAACTGAAAGCGGAGGGGGTTCTGGCGGTGGAGATTGCGAGATAAACAGCATCCTTTTTAACGTTGAAGCATTAACTGGATATGATAAGTGTCAAAAATTAAAGATAACCCTTTCCGAGCCCTCATCTGATCTAAATTTATATTCGTGGGCTTTTAGGATATATCAAAATGTAAAATCTTCTTGGATAAAAATCGGAGACGATCTAAGAATAGACGATGGATCCTTGGAGGTAATAACGGAGAAATTAACAAAGGGAGATTTTAGAATAGAAGGAATTTTATACGAAAAAAGCTCTAATTTTGAATGCGAATTAGCCAAGACAATAAGATATCAAGGCAATCAAGAATGCGAATCTGAGCCGCCTATTGATGATAAAATAAATTGTTTCGACGAGAATTGCGATCCCCCATGCTTATGCCCCAATGAGGGGGTTGACGGGTCAGGATCAATAACTGTAAAATTAAATCAAGACGAAATTCCTGAAAATGGTTATTTTATTTATGAAATACTTAAATACGAAACAGATTTAGAACAAGAAGATGATGATGAATTAATATTCGAGGACGAAGGGTTTTGCTTGGAGACTGAAGCCGGAAAAAAACTCCAACGAGACTCTCTGCGCGAAGATTTAGATGGCACATGTTTATCATACCAAGGTTTTGTCCCGACTTTTGGAGACACTGGACTTGTCGAAGATATTGTGGCGATAGGGGACTGTATAGAGCCTGAGTTTTCAACATCTAGCGATCCTCATCAGCTGACAACCGATCATACTATTAATAACTCCTTGTCTTGTTTGAACACTCAAGGAGTCGCCTCTGATATAGATCAAGAAATAGCTATTCAATTAGAAAACAGCTTCTTTCTTCAAAGAGAAAACGAATTATCCATAGATATTCAAGGTGGCGCCCCAAAGACATCAGAAGCCAACAGGATAGACGCTGATTTGCCGGACAATGCACCCGACCCGGAAAGCGATCCTAGTTTTCCTCTTCATGATGAAAGCGGGAATGTTATTCTTGGCAATAATGGAGTTTCGGCTGGCATTCCCATAGAGCCACAGGGGGTCACTTATGTTCCAATGCTGGAAACGGAGGATGGATTATATTTGGTCCCAGATGGAGATCCGGATCTAAATGGATGCGACGTGGACCATCAAGCAGGCGGCCAAGATTCTTGTTCATTTTTGGAAAAAGAAATTTGGGGTTATCATCTGGAGCTGGAAAACAATATGGTTCCTCTTGAATATGAGGACGGGTCAATAGTCGCGACGCAATACAATTCACCTATTTATACCAGCCAAAGAATATACGACCTATCTTCAGCAACTCCTGTCCTTGGGGGCGGAGAATATGAAATAATAATAAAAGTATATGACGAAAATGAAAATTTAATATACCAAAAATACGAAAAAACAGGAGGACTGGATTGCTTCGGAATAGAGACGGAAGACTATACTCCAACCATAGGGAGAAGAACTATATCAGAGCAGTCTTCCTTCCAGATCGTATCCAGATTGGAATTGGATTGCACCCCTTCTTCAATATACTACTCATCTCAGCAATCCTCCAACTTTACCCCCAATGGTAATCCTGTTAGCTATTGCATTTCAATGCAGGGCGAAGAGAATTTAGAATTTGAAGATAATGATTGCGTAGAGATAGAGGGAGTAAGCAGATTGGTTGTTGATCTTGAGGTGGATAGAAAGGCAAAAGAAGCATTAGAAGGTCAAGACCCGGATGAAATACAAAAATTCATTCCATGTCTAGAGCTTCAAGGATTCTCAATAGGAACGTATGCGGAAACAGAAGGGGGCTTAAACAATGAATTCAGTATAGAGTGCCTAATACACGAATTCACAGATGAAACATTGGTCATGGAATCCGCCGAATTCCCATTGGAATTTGAAGAAAATTACTCAGCCTCTCATCCTATGGAAACCGAGAAAGCCGCTTAATCTTCGTTAAAGACAGTCTTCTTTACATAGGTAAAAAGATATGTCATTAGTTTCGGATTGTCTTCAAGGAACTTCATTAATTTAGCTTCTCCCTGAAACTTGTCCGGGCACTCAAATTTTTTCTTCTTTAAATCCTCTAGCAATTCAGGATCTACTGAGATCCACGGCCCCTTTTGTTCCAGAAAACCCCATGCTCGCATCATGTCGGAAACTTCTCTTTCCACCCACACGCTATTCCCCCCTGTTCTTCCGTAAATTATGGGGTATTTAACCATAGAGCCTGTCTTTTCGTTTACGGACTTACGAAATACTATCTTGCAATAATGCCCAATTGGTTTTCCCTTTTCATCTAGTCTTGAAGCACTTGGATTGGTGAACATTATGTCCGTATTATATCTTTCTTGAAATTCTAGAATGTAGTTAGCATAATGCTTAATGGCATTCCCCCCAGCTTGCTTGACCTTAGGCCCCCCTCTAGAGGCATAAGGATTTGCCGATACTTCCACCCTTACTTGAGACATTAGAATCATCATGTGATTCATTTTAACTATAGGAAGAACCATTTTCTTCAAAAAGACGGAGGTGACTAATGCTCCTCCGGCAACCTGCTCGCTATCTTCAAAGGGTTTGTCAAAATCATTCTGTCTGCACAAAGCATCCACGCTATCTATTATAAATAAGTACTTCCTTTTCTCATCGTTTTCCGTAACAAGCATTCTAATGAATTCAAAAACCTTCTCAAAGATATTGCAATCCAACTTGAAAAACCTATCTGGGTTAGTATTGATCCCACATCTTTCTATCATTCTTGGATCAAGCCTTCCCTCGCTTCTTACATATACAACCATCCCTGCCTTTCCGAAATGGTCTTGAAAGTTTTTGGCGACTGCCAATGAACAAGAGGTTTTTCCCCCTTCTATTGGCCCCGTAAATCTATGGACTCCTGCTGGAAGACCTCCGTCCAACTCAAGATCCAAGGTTAAACTTCCGGAAGGTATTTTGTAATCTAATTCTTCCAGATCATTGTAATGAAACTTCTGATTGTTTTTGTCTTTGAGGAATTTTTCAATTTTCTCTTGGGTGGCACTATTGGATGCGGTCATGATAGGAATGATTTTAAATTTTTAGGTTGGGGTTCATATTTTTTATTTCTACCCCACTTCTTGCCTATGGAAATTTTAGGGCTTTTCTTAATTTTATAAGAAAACTCTTTATACTTTTTACTTAAAGTATGATACCAGTAACCACTGTCAAATGCAATAAAAGATTCGAACTTTTTTGAAAACGAAACCATACCCCAGAACTCTATGTCCGGAAAGTCTGCAAATAAACCATTCAAAAGATTCACCTCTCTTCTGAAGTTAGCGTCGGTTGGCAACAATGGCTTAATCAATAGCCTGTTTATTACATCTGATGGTTTGAGATCTGACACTTCTTTAGTATCAAGAAAGAAAAGCAATAAGTCAAGTTAGAATTTAAGGACTTTGGATCCGGTTATTCCCTCTACCGCTTTGATTTCTTCTGTAACCTTTTGTGGGGTATTAGGGTTCGCCCACGCTATCTTAAGGTTTGCTTGTCCGTCTTTGAGCGGTTCTAGCTCAGGTTCCGGCTCAGGTTCAGGTTCCGGCTCAGGTTCGGGTTCCGGCTCAGGTTCGGGTTCCGGCTCAGGTTCCGGCTCAGGTTCGGGTTCCGGCTCAGGTTCGGGTTCCGGCTCAGGTTCGGG